CTAAAGTTTATACACATAAGGAATTGCGAGAACTCCGCAAAGCCATTGAGTTATTGCCATAGAACCAATGGGGAAAATCACTACGAGGAAATGATAGTTCATGGTATTTACAAACGACGAATTTCCCAATTGCATTTATTGAAGTATATGCGGTTACAACAGGACTACCAGATAGTGCCAAAGGACCATCCTCAAATAACTCCGATAATGCTATAAAATATACAACTACTACAATATCATTTGCTCGATTTGAACACTTCTATATAGCAATTGGTAAAAGTTAGCCAATGGGGAAAGTCAGACATTACAGTTGCTAGGACTATATATGATGGAGCTAGTAACTTTATAATACCTTTTACTTTTCCTCCGTTCGTCGCAGTCACTAACATAGCGCCGTCAACGTTAGATAATGATAATTGGACGAGTAGTGCCGTTAAAGAAATAACAATAAATAACTTCACTTATATGTCTGCACAAAATAACGTTACCTCTATACGTTGGGGTGCTATTGGATTTTAGCCAATGGGGACAATTCAAAGAAAATCAAACGTTTGTATCTTATCTAATTTCTTACATAGAAATATTCGGTACTGTAACTATGATGAAAGATGAGCCAAAGAAACTATATGAAGCCAGTGTTCGAGCAAATAATATTACTACTACTGGATTTGAATTGCACAGCGGTTATGTTGGGAATCATATTGCAAAAGCTATAAACAATGGTTTTTGGATAAACATAGGTCGTGCGTAACCAATGGGGATACAAGAAAAGCGTATACGTGTATGATGGAACAACTTATCCTATTACATTTCCTACTGCTTTTGATAATGAGTGTTCAGGCGTTTGGCCATCAATAGAACATAAAACATCTGTAGGAGGTAATGAGGTGTTCTATCATACTAATAAAAGTACAACTGGATTTACTCTTATTGCAGATGCTAGCCACTCCCCATATACTGTTGATGGTGTAGTCTATTTAGCGATTGGGCATTAAGCAGAAATACCAAACGAAAATACGTAACATTTGATATTGGGGTACTTAAATACATTATCGTTTGTGAACCATACTTTGAATTTTAATTGATCATATTCGGTGATTAAATTCCAATCTGCTTCACGTGGATTTTTGTATTCAGACTTAGCAAAGAAGCAGGTGGAATAAGGAATTATCCAATTGTGATATTGTCCATCTTCGCCACTTACTCCCCATTGGTTCTATGGCAATAACTCAATGGCTTTGCGGAGTTCTCGCAATTCCTTATGTGTATAAACTTTAGTAGTTATATCGCCATGTTTATGCCCAAGAATAGCACGAGTTGCAGTAGGTGATGCGCCGTATTTATCTAGTAGAGTAGCTACTGTATGACGACAGTCATGTGTTGAATGGGAACATTTGATAGCTGTCATTACTGATTTAAATTGCTTGCTAAATTGAGCATAAGAAATAGGTAATATCTTGTCAGATGAATTCTGATACAGAGTTGAAACTATTGGTAATATTCGACTATGAATAGGAATTAACCGATTACGGCCAGCATCAGTTTTAGATTGACGTACTATAAGGCATTTAGTGCGGAGGTTAATATCGTTTTTACGTAACGATAGCAATTCACCGCATCGCATTCCGCTATATAGGAGCATTAAAACTCCGTAAGTAGCGGTAGTATTAAGGCTCCATAATCGATTAATCTGTTGGCGAGTGAATGGCTTGTGAGGATATACGCTGACATCATGGCCAAGATTAAGAAAAGAGGTGTAATCCTTAATATCAATGTCATTAACAATTGCATACTTAGACAGTAATGAGAGTAACGTGCGTACCTTCTTAGCAGATGCATAAGAAAGGCCGTTATCTCTCATGCTATCAATCACGGATTGCATATCAGAATATTTGATTAAGTTAATAGGAATGTTAGAAATTGATTGAATATGATCATAGGCAATGCGATATGATTCAATGGCTGATTTACTCACAATTCCAATACGAGTAGGCAGCCATTTTTTATAAATACTTTTAAGCGTTTCAACGCACGCACTTTGGCGGTGCATACGGAGATACGCATTTCTTGGGTAGTGCTTAACAGTACTATTCATATGTTTCTCCTATTAATAACGAAAGGATAAAAGAAATGAACAATTATATTCATGTCCTTGATGCAGATGGACGTCGAATTACGTCCATCGTAGATAATATGATAGTACCTATCGGTGAAGAGGCTTTGCTTGAGCAAGCTAAAGAGCAATATCCTGATGCTGCTCAATATGTATATGGCGGAGATACCATGTTAGATGCTTTTCTCGATGGAAAAGTTTATAAAAACGGCATATTCGAAGACGCACCAGTAATTGAATACATCCCAACAAAAGAAGAAAAAATAAACGCCATAAAAGACGAATATGAACCACGATTTAAAACACTGGAAGAGGCTCAACGCCGATTGTTACTTATGGGGAAACCTACTAATGCAATTAGTGCTCAATATATCAAGTTGAATAGCGAAATGGTAGCACGAATCAAGGAGGTGCAATAATATGCCTAAATATATCGGTGATAGTAAAGTTCCTGTAATGGAATTCTGTGAGTACTGTTGGGAAGTACTCAATGATGATGGCACGTGTCCAACTGTAGGATGCGTGCACAATGATTTACTCTCTTTAAACGAAAGCGAAGCCGAACCAACGAAAGGAGAATAGATGCAAGAAATAGTTACTTTTATTAGTGAAGCGTGGAAGACCTTATCCGAGTCGTTCGCCATTAAAGCGGTACTTGCGATTATTGCTGAAGTAGCAATATATATTCTCGGTTTAAAACACATTCAGGTATTAGGAATATTCATCATCCTGGTATTTCTTGATTTAATCACTCGTTGGTCAGCCATTAGCTATAGAATGCTAATTGATATGGGGGCTAATCCTGATAATATAAGCAGTTGGGATAAATATGTTGCTATTCCTGCAGCATGGGGCAAAGGGTTAATATCATCTAAACACATGCGGAAGCCTTTTGTTACAAAAGTTTTAACATATTGCCTAGCGACTGGCGCTGCCTGGTGTTTCGATTACATGGCCGGTCAATACGCTTTCGCTGTAAATCTAGTGTGGTTATATCTCGGATCCGTAGAGTTTTTATCTATTTTGGAAAATATGCGAGATGGTGGAAATACAGCTATAGCAGGACTGCTCGATGTAGTACATGCCAAGGTAGATTTGATTTTAAAAAAATAATATCGCACTGTTTTGGTTGCTACGTTCATATATTAGAAACGTAGCTTTTTATATTTGAAAGAGGTGTACTTATGAAAGTAGGAACTTATTTTGATGATTTTGAATTTGCATGCAAATGCGGCCGTCATGGATACGATAGTGACGGACACCCTATTCTCGACCATATTATTGATAAAAGGCTCGTCGATGTATTGGACGCTATTCGCGAACGCATTGGTAAGCCTATTGAAGTATTAAGCGGCTATCGTTGTCTTGAACATAACGCAGAAGTTGGCGGTGTTCCTAATTCTCAACACGTTGAGGGAACGGCGGCCGACATAACCTATGACGGCATTAACGTTGACTACCTCGCCGAAGTGGCCGAGGAATGTGGCGCCGATGGTATTGGTAAATACTACAATCAAGATTTCGTTCATGTTGATGTGCGCGGCTGGGCCGCTCGTTGGACAGACCAAGACTAATATAGGGGGTGTGTGATGTATGAAAATATCAAAAACAAAATTGTACATGCGGTTACTATTCGGCGCGTTGTTTATGGTGTTATTGGCATTTTGCTCGCCTATCTCATTGGCAGCCTCGCCAGCGGATACTTTGAAACAAGAGCCGACTATAAACGTACCTTTGAGCAGTTGGAACGAACTCAAAGGGAACTTGATACAAGCAGACGCCTTAATCAAGAGCTCAAACTTGTCATTGAACGAGGCTCAGACCTTAACCGTCAAGCAAGCGACCGAATTGAACGAATTGAAGATTATCAACGAAGAACGGAGCAAGGAATTGGCCGAGCTCAAAGCTATCAACAAGAAACAGAGCGAAGAGTTAGCGAAGGCATCGGAAATAACAACCGAGCAAGCGAACTCATTGGACGCAGCTTACGCATCATCGAACGAGTTGAAAGCGGAAATAAAGAATAATAAACGAACTGAACAAAGGTTACGCCGTCAACGTGATACATGGGCGATTAGTAATGCTGCTCTTTTCTTAGCTGGTGCTTTACGAAGATAATTCGGAGGTGATCCCATTTCTCCTTACTGCATAAAGGCGGATATGCAGACAACTTTTGATTATTAAACAGGGGCACTTACTATAAAAGTAGGTGCCCCTTATTTTTTTGCACTTTTGACATCATTTTGACATCAACTTATATTAAAATATGCTAAAATATATAATTATATATGTAGTATAAAAGCTGATAAATGCTGTATTCCTTGATTTTATAAATATTTATTAAATGCCACGCCATCTTGAGGGGGTGGTGAGCGTACGCTCGTGAGGGTTCAAGTCCC